AGGAGTTAATTGACAAGCATCACGAAAGTCAAAAAGACTTGCCTCGCCCGCACCTTGGCGCATCAATGCTCGGGCATCCGTGTGATCGCTGGCTGTGGTTGTCGTTTCGGTGGGCGGTCGTTGAAAAATTCCCTGGCCGGATCTTGAGATTGTTTAGGCGCGGGGGCAACGAGGAAGCACAAATTGTGCGCGACTTGCGCGCAATCGGGGTTGATGTGCAAAAGACCGGTCCTCAGCAAAGCCGGGTAGAGTTTGGATCTCATATTGCTGGATCGATTGATGGTATAGCCGAGTCTGGCGTGCCTTATGGAGACGGTAAACGCCACGTGCTTGAATTTAAGACGCACAGCAAAAAGTCGTTTGATGACCTTGAGGAAAACGGAGTCAAAAAATCAAAGCCGATGCACTACGCCCAAATGCAGGTGTACATGCTTGGCACTCAGCTAGAGCAAGCCCTATATGTTGCTGTGTGCAAAGACGATGACCGCATCTGGTCGGAGCAAGTGTTTTTCGACAAAAACATGGCGAACTCACTGGTCGAGCGTGGCAAACGGATTGCCCTGTCTGACCGTATTCCCGAGCCTTTGAGCGCCGACCCGAGCTGGTATCAGTGCAAATTCTGCCCAGCACATGATTTTTGCCATAAGTCAAAGCTGACAAAAGAAGTGAATTGCCGCACCTGCGCTCATAGCACTGCGCAAGCTGACAACACTTGGACATGTGCCCGCCATGACAACGATGTAATTCCGGTCGATTGGCAGCGATCTGGATGCTCTGCGCACGTCCTGCACCCTGACATGGTGCCGTGGCAACGCAAAGACGGCATGGACAAGTGGACGGCTGTGTATGTAATAGACGGCAAGCCGGTAGCCAATGGCGAGCCAGGGGAGTTTGTCTTCAGCAGTAAGGAGATTCTGGCAAACCCTAAAACCTGCGCCAATCCTGATGAATTTTTGCAAACGATTCGCAAGGATGGCGGGAGGGTGGTGGGATGAAACTCCGCGATTACCAACAACGCACCATAGACCAACTCTATGAATGGTTCCGCGCAGGAAACTCGGGCAATCCTTGCTTGGTATTGCCGACCGGAAGCGGCAAGTCACACATTGTGGCGGCGCTATGCAAAGACGCCCTGCAAAGCTGGCCTGATACGCGGGTCTTGATGCTTACTCACGTTAAGGAGCTAATCGAGCAAAACGCCGAGAAGATGCGCCAGCATTGGCTTGGTGCGCCACTTGGCATCTACTCTGCCAGCATTGGGCGCAAAGACTTGGGCGAGCCGATTACGTTTGCTGGCATTCAGTCTGTGCGTACCAAGGCCGAGGAGTTGGGGCATATTGACCTGGTGATCATCGACGAATGCCACCTGGTCAATCACAACCAGGAAGGCGGATACCGAACGCTGCTAACCGACCTGCAAGCCATTAACCCGGCGTTGCGCGTGGTAGGTCTGACGGCCACCCCTTACCGTCTCGGGCATGGATTGATTACCGATGCCCCGGCAATCTTTGCCGATCTGATTGAGCCGGTGAGTATTGAGGAGCTGGTGTTCCGTGGCTATCTCTCAAAGCTGCGTAGCAAAGTGACAAGCACCAAGCTGTCTGTGGATGGCGTAAAAAAACGGGGCGGCGAGTACATCGAGTCCGATCTGCAACGTGCCGTGGATACTGCCGACCAGAATGACGCCGTGGTGCGCGAGGTTATCGCTAGGGCAGAGGACCGCAAGGCATGGCTATTTTTCTGCACTGGTGTGGCCCATGCGCAGCACGTGGCCGAGGTGTTGCAGGATTACGGCATCGCCGCGGCTTGCGTGACTGGCGACACGCCCAAGGCGGAAAGGGCCGCAATCCTGGCGGCATTTAAGGCTGGCAAACTCCGCGCGCTGACCAACGCCAACGTGCTGACCACCGGCTTTGACTACCCCGACATTGATCTAATCGCCATGCTCAGGCCTACCATGTCTCCCAGCCTTTACGTTCAAATGGCTGGCCGTGGGATGCGCCCTAAGAGCCACGCCGACCATTGCTTGGTGCTGGATTTTGCTGGCGTGGTGGAGATGCATGGACCGATCACAGCCGTGCAGCCGCCCAAGAAAGCGGGATCGGGCGAAGGCGAGGCACCAGTCAAGGTGTGCGATACATGCAACGAACTTTGCCCGATCTCAGCTCGTCAGTGCCCAGCATGTGGCGCAGAGTTCCCAGCACCGGAGCCTAAGAAGTTTCACCTGCATACCGATGACATCATGGGCCTTGAGGCGCAGGAGCTTGAGGTAACAGAGTGGAACTGGCGCAGGCATGTGAGCAAGGCATCGGGCAAAGAAATGCTTGCCGTGACGTATTACGGGGCGCTGAGCGATAAGCCGATCACCGAATATCTACCCATCAACCATGAAGGCTACGCAGGCCAGAGGGCACTGGAAAGTTTGATTGTGGCAAAGCGGCGAAGCCATGCGCCGAACACTACGGATAATTCGCTAGACGGCATTGCTCAGGCTATGAATAAAGGCACATCGCCTGTTAAGATTACTTACAAACAAGACGGCAAATTTTACAGGGTCCTGACGCGCGAATGGAACAACGACTTCCAACAGAGCACGAAGAACAACGAGAGTTTGTATCCTGGTTCAGACAAACCTTTCCACCCGTCAGAATCTTTGCAATTCCAAACGGAGGCGCACGCACGCCAAGCACTGCCGGTAGGCTTAAAGCAGAGGGTGTAAGCAAAGGCGTGCCAGACCTGTGCATTCCAGCATGGAAAATGTGGGTTGAAATGAAACGCCAAAAAGGTGGGGTGGTTTCGCCAGAACAGAAAAACTGGCGTCAGTATCGTGAAAGCATAGGCGATTTTGTTATAGTAGCTAAAGGCAATGAAGATGCTCAAAGGCAGATTCTTGCCCGCATCAAGACGCATGGGGGTGGATGACCCGATCTAGACGGGGCGTGCGATCCACAAATTTTGCCCTCATTCGTGTTGGTTACAAGCAGCCATATACAGATTTCGAGTCTTGAAAGCTGCGCCAACAACTAACCCGCTTCGGCGGGTTTTTTATTGCCCGCACACTTTTTTTACATTCTTTTGTTAAAAATACTTGCATCGTGCGATCATTGTGCGTAATATGAACACATCAACAACGCAACACAACAAGGAGCTGCATTATGCAAACACTTGATAGCAACGCGGTAATTGCCCCAACTGGCTACATGCTCTGGAATGTAACTCTTACGGCTTCAGGCCGTGACAAAGTAACCGCAGCGTTTGATTATCACTATCGCGGTGGCTGGAAACTTGAAGAAAACCCCTGCGCAGCCAATGACCCGTTTTTTCGTGACAAATATCATTACGAGGATTTTGGCACCGCAGAAAGGTTGATTGAGGATATTGAGAAATATGCAATGTGCAGCGAAAGCCACCCAGTGTGCGTGATTGAAGGACAGAATGTGCCACTGGTGCAAGGGATTGATTACTTCTTTGAGTTTAAGTCGTGGCAGGTGTGGGAGCTGGAAAAGATTGCTGCGGGTCTTAATGACCTGCACGAAGTGATGGAAACAGAATTAAATCGTCTTGGTTGGTAACTTAATTGCCCCCCTCGGGGGGCTTAAAGGGAGGCACCAAAATGAAATACATTCTTGCTCTTGTGATGTTTGATTGTCTGGCAGCTTTTGCAATCTGTTTAGTGGCAGCAGTTTGCAACCTGTCTCAAGCGATCCCTGCTTTAGCTGGTGCCGTAGTTGCTGGTGTAGTTGGATATTGCTGTGCCTGGAAACTTGAAAAACTCGAGGAGGCCGAGCTTTGATGCAAGATCAAGAAAAGAAAAAAGAACGGTTTTGTAGCAACTGCATGAAATACCAACCCGATGAAGGCGGCATGATTAAACAGACCGCCAACAAACCTAGATGGCGATGCGCGAAGTGCACAGACAGAAAACGCACATACATGAAAGGAAAAGGGAAATGACATCAGGCAAAAAAGGATGGTTTGTGGCGATGGGTCCGAAAAAAGGAAAACAGGAACCCGAGTTTTTTGCACCACTGGCGTACGGACGAGATGACGAGCCTTATCACCACATGTTGCTAATGCGTGGCCGGGCGACGATTTTTGACACGATTGAGGAAGCCTGGAACGAAGC